GACAAGTATCAGGGCAAGGTCGGACTGATCATCAAGAAGGGCGCGGATGCGTTCGTTGATGACACTGGCAAGTGGTTTAAGGGCGTCAATCTGGACGTTGGCGACTGGATCGTCTTCCGCCCCAGTGACGGCTGGGCAATCACGGTCCACGGCCAGCTTTGCCGCATTCTGGATGACACTGACGTTCGTGGCCGCATCCCTGCGCCCGACGCCGTCTGGTAAAACACGGAGAAGTTGAATGTCAGACGAAAAGATTGAAGCCAAGGAAGAGGAAGTCATCGTTGCAGATGCGGCGGAAACGCCTGAGACTGCTCCCCAGAAAGAAACTGGCGATGAAATTTCTCCTGAAATTGGCATTGAAGCCCTCAAGCAACAGCTTGAGATGGAGCGTGTGGCCCGCGCAGAGGCGGAAAAACGCGCTCGCATGGCCGAAAACACCGCTTCCCAAGCCTCTTATGAGGTGCAGGACAGCAATCTCCAGCTTATCGTGAGTGCGATTGACAGCGTTAACCGCACCAACGCCATGTTGAAGCGTGACTATGCTGCGGCCATGCAGGCTGGAGCGTTTGATCAGGCGGCTGAAATCCAGTCGCAGATGTCGATCAACGGCGCAAAACTGCTTCAGTTGGAGAACGGCAAGGCGGCATTGACCGAAAGGCTCAAAAATCCGCCTGCGCAACAGCCCCAGATGCCGGATGACCCGGTTGAAACGGTCGCATCCCAGCTTTCGCCGCGCTCTGCGGCATGGGTCAGGGCTCATCCTGAGTGCGTCCGTGACAAGCGCCTCTACATGAAGATGGTTGGGGCTCACAATATCGCCGTTGCTGACGGTTTTCAGGCGGATACAGACGAGTATTTTGCGGAAATTGAGCGCCAGCTTGGCTATCGCAAGCCTCAGACGGCTGTTCAGGCGGAAGAGGACGAGGAACCGACATCAATGGCGGCAAAACCCATGGCTCGCAGGGCTCCTCTGCCCGCTGCACCGTCATCTAGGGCCGCTTCCAACGGCACTGGCGGCAGGAACACGGTCACACTGACCCGCGAAGAGCGCGAAATGGCGGGTATCATGGGTATGACCCCTGAAGAGTACGCCAAGAACAAGGTTGCGCTGAAGAAAGAAGGGAAACTGAATTGATGAGCAGCGAAAACACCCCCGAAATCACCAAGCGCGGCCCCGGAAGGCCCGCCAAGGACATGCGTGCCGATCCCGTGGCGGAAACCCGCGAGGATTTGCGTGCTGGACAGCGTGAGGAGGACCCCCGCGCCCGTGCAGAGCGCCGCGCAGCCGAAATCCGCAAGCATCTGAAGGGTGACACCAGCGAAGGGGCGGATCGCTTCTACATTGACCCCGCCATCATCCCTGACGGCTGGTCCTATGAGTGGAAGCGCAAGACCATCTGGGGCAAGGAAGACCCGGCGCATGAGGTTGAGCTTTCCCGCAATGGCTGGGAGGCGGTTCCTGCTTCGCGCCACCCTCAGATGATGCCCAAGGGCAACTGGCAGACCATTGAGCGTGACGGCATGATCCTCATGGAGCGCCCCAAGGTGCTTACGGATGACGTTCACGCTGCCAATCTGAGGAAAGCCCGACTTCAGGTGCGCGCCAAGGAGGCCCAGCTTAATCAGGCCCCTGACGGCACATTTGAGCGCGATGATCCGCGTGTGAAGCCGTCGATCAAGAAAAGCTTTGAAGCGATGAAGATTGATAATGAATGATGAGGTGTGGGGGCGTTAAGCCCCCACATGCTTCCATGTCCTGTTAAGTTTTATGTTTTTGATTGTGGTCTGGTGTACGCCGTAATCTGCCGCGATCAATCTTTGTGTGCGGACATCTTTGCGAATAGCAATAACGTTCTCATCAGTAAGTTTTGCAAGCCCATGCTTAACGCCTCTTGGATTGGGGGCTTTCATCCGCTTTTTGTTAATTGCATCTCTGAGATTTTCGGCTTGCGTCCCAACGAACAAGTGATCTGGGTTTATACATGAGGGGTTGTCGCACTTATGGCAAACAACCAGCCCTTCTGAAATTGGCCCAACGTACTCTATGTAAGCCAGCCTATGTGCGCGATATTTTTTGCCGCGATATGCTATTTCCCCGTGACCAAAAGAGCTTTTTGATCCCGTAAAATTTATGCAACCGTTTTCTGCTGGCTTGCTGTAGGCGGCCAAGCGTTCTTTTGCCGTTTCAGAGTGCCGTACATACTTGTCTCTTGGCATTTCGATATCCCTTGAAGACATAAATACAGAGATGATTTACGCATGTCCATTAACTTGGGCGGCGTTTTTTTGCATATTGTCAACTTGCCATTTACGGTTTATAAACACCTCATTCCTTCCCGGTGAAGGATTAACCTTTTTCTGATCGTCCTGCGGCCCGGTGCCGTTTTGAGATGATTGTCCATTAAGGAGAAACCGGGATGGCGAACACCAACGCCCCTTTCGGCTTCCGTGAATATCGCGGCATGGGTTCCGGCCCGACTTATGAGCAGTCGGTTCGCCTCATCAAGTCTGACAATACGACCGCCGTTTACTTTGGCGATCCCGTATCCAACCTCAACACGGGCTACATCACCCGCGCCACTGCTGGCACCGCCCAGATCAGCGGCATCTTCGCGGGCTGCAAGTACCTCTCTACCTCGCAGAAGCGCACTGTCTGGTCCAACTATTGGCCCGGTTCTGACGCCTCTGCTGACGTTGAGGCGTACATCATTGACGCCCCGAATGCTCAGTTCATCGTTCAGGCTGGCGGCACCGCCATTGGTCTGGCTGACATGGGTCTGAACATTCAGTTCAACCTTGGAACTGGCAACGCTGACACGGGCATCTCTGGTGCCTATGTGGAAAGCCCTGCCGTCACCGCAACCCTTCCCTTCCGCATCATTGGCTTCGTTGAGAGCCCTCCGGGTGCTAACGGGACCGACATCACATCTGCCTACAATCAGATCATTGTCGGCTTCAACAACGTCACCAGCCGTAATAACGGCGCTGGTCCGACGGGCATCTAAGAGGAGCATTGACCAATGGCTGTTAATCTCTCAGCAATTAAGGACTTGCTCCTTCCCGGCCTTCGCGGAATTGAAGGCAAGTATGAGCAAATTCCGGCTCAGTGGGACAAGATTTTCACCAAGCACGAAAGCCGCATGGCTCTTGAGCGTACCGCCGAAATGCGTTACCTCGGCCTTGCCCAGCTTAAGACCGAAGGCGGCCAGACTGCCTTCGACAACGGCGCTGGTGAGCGTTACGTCTACAATCAGGAACACACGGAAATCGCCCTCGGGTATGCTATCACCCGCAAGGCAATTGACGATAACCTGTACAAGACGCAGTTCCAGCCCTCCAATCTGGGCCTGATTGAGAGCTTCAATCAGACCCGTGAAATCTACGGCGCAAACGTCATCAACACCTCCACGACCTACAACGCGGCGGTTGGCGGTGACGGCAAGGCCCTGATTGCCACGGACCACCCGATTGATGGCGGCACTGTTGCCAACCGTCCCGCAACCGACGTTGAGTTGAACGAAGCGACCCTGCTCTCGGGCATGATCGCCATCCGTACCAACTTCAAGGATCAGGCTGGCCTCAAGGTCTTCGCCCGTGCCCGCAAGCTGCTGGTTCCGCCTCAGCTTGAACCCGTCGCAATCCGCCTCACCAAGTCGGAACTGCGCCCCGGCACGGCAGACAACGATGTCAACGCGATCATCAGTACGTCGGGTGGTCTGCCGGAAGGTTACATCACCAACGACTACCTGACCTCAGCTACGGCTTGGTTCCTGCTCACGAACATTGACGGGCTTGCGTATATGGAGCGCGTCAAGTTTGAGACGGATATGCAGGTGGACTTCGTTACGGACAACCTCTTGGTCAAAGGGTACACGAGGTATTCGTTCGGGTATTTTAACTTTAGGTCGATCTGGGGTTCGCTACCGACTTAATTGAAATACTTGCCAGTTTTATCTACTGGGCAAACAAACGATACAAACCTTCGATGTTTGGTCTTTGATCGACATCGGAGGTTTTTTGTTATTGCTGAGTAAGTGTTACAATAAGCACCTTGCGTATCCACTCAATTACTGATACCAATTGCCTATGGCGGCACTTCGCCTAACCTAGGTTAACAGATCACGCAGACCGACCTAGCGGACGCTGCACAGACTTCGTGAT